TCAGAGCGTTCGGCAGACAACGATTGTTGGCCTGAAATTCAGATCGTCCAAGAGTGGTTTGCGTCCCATTATTGCCAGCCAATTTGGGAAACGATTCTTCGCACCGCAGTCTTTGAAGGCTACTTCGATGGCATCGTGTCAGCTGAAGAATTCCAAAGCAATCCAGAAATGTTTTCAGCAGCCAACTGGCAAGGCCCGGTTGCCCTTTCCATCAATCCGAAGGACGACGTTAGAGCAGCCAGCGAACGAATTCACGCAGGGCTTTCATCACTTCAAATGGAATGCGCCAAGATCAACGTCAACTGGCGAGATGTTCTGAACGATGTCGCGGAGCTTTACGAGGTGGCCGAGGCAAAAGGCATTCCGACAGAAGTGATTAACAATATCATGGGCATCGACGCTCAAGACCAGATGGCCGTTCAGCAGATGGCAGCTTCAAGCGAAGAGCAATCGCCAGTAGATGCCGTTGAAGACGATTTACTGGAGGAAGTTCTCGATGCGTAAACGAAGCCAGAGAGATCAGGCAACAGCCGACACAAACTATCGATCACTGACCGTGCGGGCGGCGACATTCGACGAAGAAACCCGCAGCGTTGAAGCAGTCATCAGCACGGAACAGCCGGTAGACATGCCCGATTGGGGCCGTCAAGCGATGGTCCCAGAAGTGTTGGTGCCGTCCGGTGCGGAGTTCCCAAGCAATCGACAGGTTCCGTTCCTCGATTCGCATCAACGCCGATCAGTCAAAGATCAGCTCGGTTCAGCTCGCGAAATCAAGGTTAACGGCAGCGAGATCACGGCAAAGCTCGTGTTCCGCAAAAGCAAAGAATCAGACGATGCCCTCGGTGGTGTTCGCGACGGTCATATCACCGATGTTTCGGTTGGGTATGACGTTTTGAAACGCCAATACATCGAAGCGGGCGCGAAGAAAACAATCGGAAATCGGACCTACGAAGGCCCGTTAAATGTTGTGACGAAGTGGCGGCTCCGGGAAGTCTCGTTGACTCCAATCGGGGCAGATGATCAGGCAAAGCTGCGGGGACTTGATCCAGCGGCGACTCGTTTCAAGTCCTCAGAACAGGAAGAATTTACGATGAATGCAGAACTCCGCGCTTTGCTGGTGTCAAAAGGCATGTCAGCAGAACTAACCGACGATCAGGCTCAGCGATGGTTGATTGACAACCCGTCAAAGCTTAGCGAAGCCAAGAAGGAAGAAGAACGCAGCCAGCAGAACACGCTGCCATCCGCGGCCGATCTTGCCAAGCTTGTTGCCGACGCAACACGTCAGGCAATCGCTGACCAGAACGCAACTCGCAAGGCTTTTGAAGTCGATGTTCGCGAACTCTGCGAACTGGCTGACATGCCTGGCGAAGTCGACGCTTGCCGAGGACTGGAAGACATTGCGGCTGTTCGCAAGCACATCAAGGACGCAAAGGCCGGGCAGGATCAGAACGTCGGCTACGGCGTGACCGTTCGCCACGTTTCCAGCGGGACAGAACGACTTGAGGTTGATCTGCGTTCAGCATTGACGCTCACGGCCTGCCGATCTGCACTGAATGGCGACGAAGCAAAGCTCGAAAAGTACTACCCATCAGCTCAGCGAAGCAAAGCGGCTGACACGTTCCGCCACGCAACGCTGTTCGACATGGCCACAGAATACGTTCGCTCTCGCGGCGTTCAGACGCTCGGCCTGACCCGCGACCAGATCGCAATCTGTGCGATGTTCGGCCCTGAAAAGGCTGGCATTCGTGCGACTCCAGGTGGTGCGGCTTATCATGGGACGGGTTCATTCAGCAACCTGACTCTGGACGCCGTCAACAAGTCCATGATGATTGGGTATCAGGAAGTCCCAGCTTCATGGCGCGGACCAATGAAGCAGGGCCAGTCAGCGACCGACTTCAAAAATATTCACCGGATGCAGTTGGGAGCAATTCCGAATCTGCCAGTGTGGAATGATTCGGTTCGTCCAGACATGGCGAGCATGGCAGACGGCAAAGCAACCTATGCCGTGGAATGCCGATCGATCGGTATCGACTTCGGATATAAGCTGATCGTCAATGACGATATGTCTGCATTGACATCAACGCCGATGAAGTTGGGCGATGCAGCGGCCCGAACGGTCAACACCGTCGCATGGGCACAGGTCACAAGCAACCCGACAATGCGAGACGCACAGGCGTTGTTCCTCGCATCTGCGACCGGTCTTCGATTCCGAAAGAATCTAACAACCGGAGCCGGTGCGCCAAGCTCAACGACACTCGGGGCGCTGAAAGCTCTGATGCGACTAATGCGTGGGGAGAACACTCCAGAAGGCACAGAGTCAGCTGACATTCTCAACCTGACTCCGTCTTACCTGGTTGTTCCGGCAGCGTTGGAAACCACTGCGGAAATTCTGATCAACTCAGCGTTTGATCCTTCATCGACCGGAGCTGGCACGTTCAATCCAACTCGGTCACTGAAGTTGGTTGTCGAGCCATTGCTCGACGCCGCATCATCCACAGCGTGGTACTTGTTCGCTGAGCCGACACGGGTTGAAACCGTCGAGGTTACTTTCCTTGCCGGCCAAGAGACTCCGCAGGTCCGCGAAGTCCGTGACGAGCACACGCTCGCCAGCACTTACTACGTGCTGCAGTCGGTGGCCGCCAAGGCTCTCGATCATCGCGGCATTCAGAAGCACGACGGAGCGTAATTAGCCACGTCTATCGTTCGCCAATAGCCGCTCCATCCGTGGGGCGGCTTGCGGCAGTGTTACTGTTCGGGAATGTTTCCCGCGAATAGCTCAGTCCCCGAGAGGGGCAAACAGACTCGAAGGAAGACTACAATGATCAACCGTGGAACAGTGGAATGGCCAGTGATTGGCGGCGAACACTTTACGCGAGCCCAGGCATTCACGACAACTCCGGGGCAAAACGGATGGACTGCAGTTCTCACCGGAACCACGCCAACGGCTCTTTGCGTCACTGCTGACGGCGGAGCTGCAAAGCTCACGCTGACGAGCACCAGCGAAGCTCAGTTGGCGGTTCTGTACCACAACGATGTTCTGGCGTTCGACGTGCGAACGCTGAAGTACATCGAGTTTGTGGCATTGGTCGCAGGCGTCGACGCGGTAACCACAATCGTCTTCGGACTGGCATCCGCTCACAACGCAACTCTGGACAGCATCGCGACGAACGCATGGTTCAGAATGCAGGGCTCTGCTTCAACGACTGCCGTGGTTGTTGAAACCGACGACGCGACCGTCGACAACGACGATAAGGCGACTGGCCAGACATTGGCGGCCGTCTACAAGACGTTCAAAATCGACTTCGAAAAAGGTCTTTCTGACGTTCGTTTTTTCATTGAAGGCGAACGAGTCGCGCAGGATACCACGTTCGATATGTCAGCACTTGCGGCTGGCCTGAACGTTCAGCCGTACGTTGCAGTTGCTAAGGCATCAGGAACCGGCGTTCCATCGATCACCGTTGCTGCAGTTCGGGCGATCTTCAACTTTGCTTACGGTGCCTAATGTCGCTGAAGGATCTGATCACCGCTGACGTTCAAGACGTGTTTTTGAACGTCAGCGACTTTGCCGAACTCATCACGCTCCATCTTGACGGCGGCGTGAAGCTTAAAGCAATCGTTGACATTCCGGACGTAACAGATTCGGGCGAAGGCTCGTTTCCGGTGACTGGATCAATCAGCGTTGCAACGGCAGATCTGAAGCGGTTAAGGCTGAAAGACGGCGTGGTACTTGAGGCGACGATCAGGAACCAGACGTGGCATCTGTATGAGCAGTCAACAGACGAATTCGGGGTGACGAAATACCCGATTCGACGCAAGCACGCAGAGCAGAAACACACGAACCTTTACGCCTTAAACGGCGATCAAATTCAATTTGCTTCCGAATAACCGAAAGGCCAGACAATGCCCGCAGTAGCTCACAAGACTCTGCTGACCGAACTGCAGATGACCATTTCAAATACGCTCACCGAAATTCCATTTCTCGACAACATCGAGCTGGATCCGGGCGAGAACAAGATTCACAACCTGATGGGCGTGAATCGCACTTATGAAACGCCGATTGCGACGGGCGTTCGTGGTGTTGGCTCAATTAGCGCTGACATCATTGCTTACGACCCGACTGACGCCGTCCATATCGCACTTGGCGCTGCATTCGACGCCCAAACGACCATCACTGGCGCTTACAAACTGGCGAACTCTGGCGAGACGATCACGGTAAAATACATCGTGACAAAAATGCCGATCTCCACGAAGGGTGCGGCCGTCATTGAAAGCAAGTTTGAAGCAGTCATCACCGAAAAGATCGCGATGCCTACCTGATAGGCTGAGGAACTGACATGAAGTGTATTCGAACAGTCACGGGCCGCGCGGTGAATCCTCTGTTTTCACGCGAGGAGAAGATCAGGGCGGAAGAGACCGGCGAGGAATACGACTCGCTGGAGTTTCTCGACTTGCCTGTCGGTCAGGTTGTAGACAATCCGGACGCATGGAAGTTGTGCGTTCTGGGGAAGGCGCTGCCGGAAGATGAAGCTTGCCGAAAACGAGTTATGGCATACCTCACCGCCCCAAAACGTGAAGCAATCGTGGCAGACATTAAGCTGCTGCGAGAGGCTTCGAAAACGAACTCGCTTGGTGAAAAGGATAAGCGAATGTTGGCCATGATGGAGCGGGCCTACGCGGTGGATTTGGGACTGGTCCCGTCTCCACTGGCTGTTCCGGTGGTTGCTCCATCAGTGCAGGAAGAATCAGTAGATGAGTGAAGTCGGCAACATCTTTCTTGGAATGCCAGGCTACGGAAAGCAGACTGCAGGAGCAGGCCGCGGGCTGTGGCTGGCGTCTCGGAATATGGATGCGGTCTATGTTCAGCAGTCGTCAGGATCTTTGCTAGCATCGAACTTCAACGGGCTCTGGTGCTCGGCCTTGAATCTGGCTCTTGATGAGACGCCGGTCAAATACTTCGCAATGCTTCATGATGATGTTGCGCCGCAAGACTTTTGGCTCGACGATCTGATTGAAGAACTCGAAGCGAAACAACTGGACGTGCTCAGCGTTGTTGTCCCGATTAAGGACACCAAAGGGCTAACAAGTACGGCGATCGACGGCGGCGACACATGGCAGCCCAAATGCCGGCTGACGATGGCGGAAGTGCATTCACTGCCAGAGACTTTCACGGGTGAAGACATCGGCGGCCAGTTGCTTGTGAATACCGGTTGTTGGGTGTGTCGCTTTGATTCCGAGTGGGTCA